TAAGTTTCGTAAAGATATTACAAAAAGCATTGACGGATTGTCAATAGGCTTTAATGATCCAACAGACTGGATCAGTACAGGTAACTTTGCACTAAACTATCTAATAAGTGGAGATTTCCACAAAGGTGTTCCACTAGGAAAAGTTACAGTATTTGCTGGAGAATCAGGAGCAGGTAAAAGTTACTTTGCAAGCGGAAATATTGTCAAAGCCGCACAAGCACAAGGAATATTTGTTGTGTTAATTGATAGTGAGAATGCACTTGATGAATCGTGGTTACATGCACTTGGTGTAGATACAGATGAAAGCAAGTTATTAAAACTTAGCATGAGCATGATCGATGATGTAGCAAAAACAATTAGTACATTTATGAAAGACTACAAAGCATTACCTGATGGAGAACGTCCTAAGGTATTGTTTGTGATTGACAGTTTAGGTATGTTGCTAACACCAACAGACATCAATCAATTTGATAGTGGAGATTTAAAAGGTGACTTGGGTAGAAAACCAAAAGCACTAACTGCACTCGTAAGAAATACTGTAAACATGTTTGGTAGTTACAATGTAGGAATGGTATGTACCAATCATACCTATGCATCACAAGATATGTTTGATCCAGATGACAAGATATCTGGTGGACAAGGTTTTATCTATGCTTCAAGTATTGTTGTTGCAATGCGAAAACTCAAACTTAAAGAAGACGAAGATGGTAACAAGATATCACAAGTTAAAGGCATACGTGCCGCTTGTAAAGTTATGAAAACTAGATATGCAAAACCATTTGAATCAGTACAGGTTAAGATTCCATATGAAACAGGAATGAATCCATACAGTGGATTAGTGGATCTAGCTGAAGCCACTGGTTTGCTAACCAAACAAGGCAATAGACTAGCATTTAAAACTTCGAGTGGTGAGGAAATACTACAGTTTAGAAAGGCTTGGGAACGCAACGAAGACGGTTGTTTAGACAAGGTTATGCAAGACTTTAATAAATTAGAACAAGAGCTAAGTACTCCTGAAGCTGAAGAGGTAATAGAAGTTGCCGCTCCTGCTGAAGAAGAAACATTTAACGAGGAGAACGTATAGTGTCATTAGACTTAGCCGCACTGGTATGGAAAGAAACACGCCAATTTATTCACGATACAGGTGATATAAGGGAAGCTGCTGATCATGTTGTTGAAGCCTTAATAGGACAACATAGTGCTGAAGAATTAAGAGAAGCATTTAAATTTGATGGTGCGATAAAACTTGCTATTGCAAATTATCTTGGAGAAGCAGAAGAAGATGATTTTGAAGAAGAGGAAGAAGATGAACTGTTAAATCAGTATGACGATGATGGTGAATTTAACTATGACGAGTATTAGTATATGTGGTATAGTAAAGTAACCAACAATCTTGCTGAGATTCCTGGTTTTATTACTCATTATGAACATGAGTTAGAAATAGCCAAGAGTGAGTGCAGAGTTGGTGGACTTGTTGAAAAAAACATAAAAGCATTACCTGGACTCACTGAACATCGATTCAATCAACTGCAAGAAATCGAAGCAGTACTAAACTATCTAAACATCAAACTAAGACAAATAAGACGTAAACATTTCCAAAAATATTTAGAAGGATATGCTAGAGCATTAACCAGCAGAGATGCAGAAAAATATGTTGATGGAGAAGACGAAGTCATTGACTTTGAAACATTAATTAACGAGGTTGCTCTACTGCGTAATAAGTATCTTGGCATAATGAAGGGTTTAGATACTAAACAATGGCAGTTAGGGCATATTGTACGTCTTAGAACTGCCGGAATGGAAGATGTACAGGTATAACAATGAACAGTAGTTTTTCAAGTTCCAAAGAAAAATTTGACCACTGCTACGAAAATATTATCAAGTATCTTTACGAATATGATGACTTTATGGAAAGTGTTGGAACTGTTGCTGGTATCGGAAGTGATCCAGAAGCACTAGACATACAATGGTGGGCGAATGCAACCACTAGAGATGAACAACAATTGCCTCTTAATATTAAGTGTACAATTATAAATGACTTTAATAATCTAAACATCAAGCATAAAAACATTGTTTTTCAAAGAGAAAATGTTAATTCTATCACAAGACCAAAAAAAGGTTTTGATATTTTGTGGGCATATGATGTATTACAATATCAAACCAATCCGTATGAGACTTTAAAAAATTGGTGGCACATTGCTACAACAGATTCAATGTTGGTGTTGTCAGTTCCTCAAACCACTAATATAGAATATAACAAGCAAGAATTTCATGCTAGAATGAATCACAAATATAATTTTACATTGCCTATGTTGATCTATATGTTATCAGTAAATGGTTGGGATTGTAAATCTGGATTTTTTAAAAAACAAATCAATGATCCTTGGATTTATATATTGGTGTATCGAAGCGATGTTAAACCAATGGATCCTAACAAAACAAACTTATATAACATTGCAGAAGACACACAATTACTTCCAGAATGTGTAGTAGAAAGTCTTACAAAATATGGTTGTGTACGTCAAAGAGACTTGGTACTTCCTTGGATAGATAAAAACCTTACCGTAATGGAGAATCATTAATGAAAGCAGGCAAAATATGGGGTTCCACCGAGTTAGTACACGCAAACGGAGTGTTGGAGTTTCATCGTATTGAATACAAAGCAGGTTTTAAGTGCAGTGAGCATGAACACAAATTCAAATGGAATGGTTTTTTTGTTGAGTCTGGAAAAATGATTGTAAGAGTTTGGCAAGACGGCGAACAACAAGGATTGGTTGACGAAACTGTACTTAAAGCAGGAGACTTTACACAAGTAAAGCCAGGCAAGATACATCAATTTGAAGGTGTAGAAGATGGTGTGGCATTTGAGCTATATTGGGCAGAGTTTAGCCACGATGATATAATAAGAAGGACTATTGGGTCAAAATCCTAATGACTGTGAATGTTTTTTTAAAAATAGATCGCAATGTACCTCATACCCTTCTATGTCTAAGATTTTGGTTAGAAACATTCAAAAACTATTCAACATTTATCCTGTGCGATAATCCTGATCTATCAAAAAAATTAGAAAGTTGTTTTGTAGATTACCCAAAGTCTAAACTAATAAACAGTGACAGAAGTCTTGTAAAATATCTTACACAACTTAAAAGTTCAAAACGCAACATGGCAACTGCAAATTTAACTGGATTTGAGCAGAGCAAAGATGCAGATTTGTTTTGGATGATCGATGCTGATGATACTATGTTTCTAACACACAACTTTGAGATTGTCAATGAAAAATTACACCGTGCAGAGCAGTATTTGGTTGACAACAAACTAGATGGTTTTAGTTTGGATTTTTATAGCACACAAATAAGAAAAGGCGATACAAAACCCTGCGATGCATGGACCTTTGGAGTAGCACTGTTTAGAGCTGATCTCAACTGGCGTGAACTTGTAGTAGTAAGTGCAGATGAAATGGAAGCATATCTGTTTGCACGTAATATTGACAGTGTGTTTCACTGCATGCGGGCAAAAGGCAAATGGAAACTGGAGAGTTTTGTATTTAACGATCTGAGTTTCCAGCATGTGTATAACAATTATCCTGCAATGCCAAACGGTGTATACCATTGGCGTAAACGCAAACTATATGAAATACAATTACCAGATCGAATAGTTCAATTATGACACTAACAGTTATAGTACAAGCTGGCGGCAGAGGCAGTAGATTAAGACATCATACATGGAACAAACCTAAATGTTTGGTTAGTGTGCATGGCAAACCACTATTGTATCACCTATTTGAAAAATTTTCTACTGCAAGATTTATCATTATTGGCGACTATCTATATGACCAGTTAGAGAACTATTTGCAAGTTGACCCACCTGGAGTTGATTATAAACTTATCAAGACTGATCAAAAAGGCACTTGTAGCGGAATTGATGAGGCATTAAATCTTATTCCTGAAGATGATCCTGTACTATTAACATGGAGCGACCTTATCATCAACGAACTACCGCAGTTTCCAGATCATGCTGATCGACCAATTGTATATCTTACTGATGCTTTTACCTGCAGGTGGAGTTGGCAAAAAACAGGCCTAGAAGAAGTTACCAGAGAAATCACTGGTGTGCCTGGTATATTCTACTTTGCACAACGTAGACAGTTTACTATGCCACCGCCAAATGGAGAGTTTGTAAAATGGTTTAGTAAAAATATAATTGACTACGAAACAACGATAGCGTCTGAATTAGAAGAACTTGGTGATTTTGCTACCATTGAAGCAAATAACAGTAGAATTGGATTTAGTAGATTTTTCAACCAGGTTGATGTGCTTGATCAAACTGTTATTAAACAGGCAATAGATCCAAATTACGCACATCTAATAGATGACGAAATTGTTTGGTACAAAGATGCACAAGATCTTGGGTTTACTCGTATACCAGATGTGATTGATACAGATCCATTTACAATGCAACGTATTCATGGAAAACATATTTGGGAAATCAATGACTTAACACAAAGAGAACAACGCAGTATCCTAAGTGACATAATTTATACACTAGATGATTTACACAGTAGAAGTGAACGTGTTGCAAATGAACAATCTATTACTAATGTATACATCTCAAAAACACAAACCAGAGTAAAAAGTGTTCAACAGGTTATACCAAATTTTGATCGAGAAAGTTTTACTGTAAACGGAGTAAAGTGTTACAATCTGTTTCATGAACGATATTATCCATGGTGGGACCAAATTAATAGTGCTTTGCAAACAGATACTTTTACACCAATACATGGCGATCCCACTTTAAGTAATACTATTATTGATAAAAATCTAAAAGCATGGTTTATAGATCCAAGAGGAAGTTTTGATAAACCTGGAATTTAC